CTCGTTTTTACCTAGTAGGAGGTTTAACTATTAAGATTTATCCGGCATACTTCGACAAACTCGGGGTCACTGCCTTGTACATACACAAAAACACTCTTTTAACAGAACTCTCTACTGAAGCCATGTTACGTATATCTAAGATTCAATATGGACCAGATCTATTTCCATATGGGATGATTAATAATCAAGAAATCATAGACTATCTGTTATACATAAATAAAAAAACAAAAAAATATAGACAATACACTAAATACCCTCGTTTGACTAAACTACTAGCAGGCGAAACACAGATTGAATATAATAAAGTATCAAGCAGGCACTTGAGACATTTAACCATACATGAAATTAGGAAGAAAGGGATGCAATATATAGACGATAATGCTGCCTTTCTAAAACCGTGGCTGGAACACATGCTAGGCACTGACATGCAAGAAGCACTATTTGTGGGGAGTATAGTGTGGGCAAGCAGTTTGACCGTTGAGAATAAAGAATTAATGAGCAGATCTGGTATCTGGCAGACGAAATATGATAACACGGCAGATTTCTTTAATGTAATTAAGAAACGTTTTTCTTTGCGACTAAAGGCAGTTCAGAATCTATTACCTATTGACTTTACGCAGATGTTTGAGCTTGAAGTACTCGTTAACAGAGGTTTGGGCACTGTAGACTGGCACTCAGAAAAAGTCAACAGAACAATACCTAATCTCTGTAATATAGAGCACAATATTGTGTACACGCACGCATTACACATCTTTAAAGCTGTCAGAGGGATGGGTAGTAGGCCTAGGAAGACTTACTGGGATAGTTACTGGTCTAGCAGAAATCAGTGGGCACCTACAGGAGCTTACCACTCACAGTACGAGGAAGACATGGAGTTCAAGTCTGAGTCCCGTGAAATGCGCAACAAGCTATTTTCACTAAATGCTATGCCAGAGTATAATGTAGACCACTTTTTATCACGTCATCCCAGTACTGTAGCTTGGCCATCTGTCAAATATGAATGGGGAAAACAGAGGGCTATCTACGGTGTAGATGCCACTAATTTCATTATTTCTGGGTTTGCAATGATAGGTTGTGAGCATGTGATTTCACCTTTATTCCCTATAGGTCCTACAGCTACAGCTAATAATGTTACCAAAACAGTAGCCGAAGTACTCAAAAACGGTGTACCTTATTGTTTTGATTTTGAAGATTTTAACTCCCAACATTCAGTATCTAGTATGCAAGCAGTGCTAGAAGCATACTGGACAATTTACAGACAGGACTTTTCTGACGATCAAACTAAGGCAATGGCTTGGTTAATCAAATCACTGGAGGATTGTACTATAAAAGCTGAGACAGGTGACTACAAGGTGGCTGGCACACTACTGTCTGGTTGGCGTCTTACTACATTCATGAACACAATCTTAAATGCTGTATACACCAAAGAGGCCTTAGGGGGTATAAGTATAGCTACTACTCATAATGGAGACGATGTATTAGCTGGGGTGAAAACCATAGCACAAGTGCAGACGTTACAGCGCGGTGCAAAACGTCTGAATATACGTTTCCAAAAAAACAAATGCTATCTAGGTGCTATAGCAGAGTTTCTTCGGGTAGACCACAAAACAGGGAATGGCACTCAATACCTAGCGCGTGGCGTTTCTACATTTGTACATGGACCAACTGAGTCAACCACACCTAATGATCTGCAGGCAGTCATTAAATCTATTTCTACACGCAAGCGTGAATTGATTGAGCGGAATGCTGACCCGCATAAGGTGAATGAGCTAGTCTTGTTACAACTGGAACATGTGGCCAAGATATGGCGTACAACTAAGACGGACTTAATAAAAATAAATAATACACACGTGTCTTTAGGGGGAGTGACTGAACACATCTCAGAGACGACCTTAAGACACAGAATTGAAAGAACTACTCTTAAACGAGTAGAAGACAAAAAACTGGAGGCAGATAGAAAAAAGCCTCTGCCGGGTTTACACGCATATGCGCGTAAACTCACACAAAAACTAATTGACCCACAATATTATGGGAAGATAGTTGAAGCAGGTAAACAGACCATTTTTAGTAGTGCTGAAGATGCTCGGTTCGGGGTAGAGATACATGATATCTTACCTGACCAGCAAATTCGTCTAAATGCACAACAATATGGTATGTTGAAGACTGAACAACCTGGAGTCAAAATAACAATGGCAAAGGCATTTAATCTGCCTCTAATTGCTATTAATGCCGATATGTCAGAACTAGCCCATCGACTGGCTGGAGAAGATGACATATTGAGAGCATTAAGAATTTTGATATGAGGGGTTGTTCAGACTTGACGCACTTGCAGAATAGAGC